GAACTCTTTTATCTACAGGTGAGATATATGGTATCCAAAACTCTTCACTACCCCACTCAAGAATGTTCTCATTTAAATCACAGTAACGACAAAACTTTCTCTCCCAACTACTACGACATATGATATTGCTTGGATCACCTTTATATTTTTTAGGAAATGACGGTTTGTATTTGCTTTTAATACTTTCTGCCATACATAATATATAAGGTAAAAACTATTTATAGATGGCAAAGGTAGTCCCAATTTCAGAATTTAAATCAAAACTGTCAAGACCTGCTACAACATCTAATTTTTATGTTGAGATTGGTCTCCCAACAGGTTCTGATTTTAATAATTTTTTGTCTGCAAAAGGAGTGTCTCTTGGAAGTGGTGAAGGTGGAGATCAGTATACATTAAATTTACTTTGTTCTGAAGCAAGTCTTCCTGGATCTTCTTTAGCAACATTAGAACTCACTGGAGATCGCACTGGAGTTACTGAAAAACATGTTCATAGAAGAATGTTTGATGAGGGAATTGATTTGACTTTTTATGTCAATGCTGATAATTATCTTCCTATCAGATTTTTTGAAGCATGGATGGATTACATCACTGGAGGAAATGAAGGAGGTAATAAGGCGGATGCAAATTATCATTATAGAATGAACTATTCTAATGATTATACTTCTCCACAAGGTTTAAAGATAACAAAGTTTGAAAGAGATAGTTATTCTGCACCAGACTCAGGTCTTACAGGAATTTTGCCTTTAGGTAGTGGATTTAGCCCAACTGGAGGAGCTCTTGTTTATACTTTTGTGAGAGCATTTCCAAGAACAATGACTTCAATGCCAGTTAGTTATGATGCATCTTCATTATTGAAGTGTACAGTTTCTATGTCGTATATTCGTTACTTTATTGATAAGTCTACTGACGAATCATCTACCGCATCAACATCAACATCAGCATCAAAGCAAACTCCAGCACAACAAAAAGAGGCAGCAGAAACTGGACAGTCTAATTCATCTCAAAATCGTATATCTCTTACCGGACAAGATTATACCAGAAGACGACAGGGATTAGATTAAATAATACTCTTAGTTTGGAGTTGGAAATTCAACCTTTGCATGTTGCAAAGCAGAGAATAAAATTATTGTTCCAGCATTGAGCAGAAAAGGTACTAAAAGCAAAGAGAGAATGAATGTTTTCATTGGTCTTTTTTTATTCCTTGAGAGAGACCAATTGCGCTTACGACACCAGTAAGACCATAAATTCCACCCCACAATCCCAACCACAGGGAATTATTTCGGTGGATTTGAGAAACTTCTGGAGAAACTTTATGGTATTTGTATGCAGCATCATACTCTTGAACATACCATACAAAACATGCACCAGTCGCAACAGTTGTTACTGATAAAGCAGAGGCAAGGTAGAAGTTTAGAATTCCCTTCATGGTTTTGTTTGTTTGTCTCCATATTATACAACGGTTTTAAGACGTTTTGATTGGTGGGTGGACACTTGTGATTTCGTCTACCCAGTATAAATAATCCTACTGAAACATCCTATAGGACATCATGCCTTTACCAAAGATTTCTACACCAACTTATGAACTTGAGTTGCCATCAACAGGAGAAACGATTCAATATAGACCTTTTTTAGTTAAGGAAGAAAAGGTTCTCGTGATTGCTTTAGAGAGTGAAGAGACAAAGCAAATCACAACAGCAATCAAAACAGTTATTAAAAACTGCATTCTCACAAAGGGAATTAAAGTAGAAGCACTTCCCACTTTTGATATTGAGTATTTGTTCCTCAATATTCGTGGAAAGTCTGTTGGAGAAACTGTTGAAGTTAATGTCATCTGCCCCGATGATGAAGAAACTCAAGTTTCTGTGACGATTGATCTTGATGAAATTAAAGTTCAGAAGGACGACGAACATACTAATCAAGTGAAAGTTGATGATAATATTATGATGGTAATGAAATATCCATCTTTGGACCAATTTATTAAGAACAACTTTGATTTCAAAGATCAAAGTGCAATGGATCAATCATTTGAATTGATTGCATCTTGTATTGATTCTATTTGTAGTGGAGAAGAAGTGTGGGCAGCAGCAGATTGTACAAAGAAAGAAGTCACAGAATTTCTTGAGTCAATGAATTCATCTCAGTTTAAAGGTATTGAGAAGTTCTTTGATACAATGCCCAAACTTTCTCATACTATTACTGTTAAGAATCCAAAGACTAAAGTCGAAAGTGAAGTTGTGTTGGAGGGACTGTCTAGTTTTTTCGCATAGCCCTCATTCATATGAATCTTGAGGGGTATTATCGTCTTAATTTTTCGTTGATGCAGTACCATAAATATTCACTAACAGAGATTGAAAATATGATTCCGTGGGAACGGGACATTTATGTGGCACTATTACAGCAGCATCTTGAAGAAGAAAAATTAAAACATCAACAAGCGCATGGCATCTAGGACTACTACCGATCCAATAGAAATACTCTTAGAGATGGGTATAGACCTAGATAACCTCTCTGAAGAGGAGGATTATCTTAGTGCTCTAAAGGAAGCAATTGCAACAATATTATATAAAACAAAGGGGAAAGGAAATGAGAAGTCAACAATTCTGATTGATGAAGTAGTAAAGATAAGAAGGAGTAGAAAGGTATCAAATACAAAGTTCAAAGCAAAAAAAACAACAGTATCTACTGGTGGAAAAAAAGCATTGCCCTCTGGTATAGAACCAAAAACTTCAATCATCCCTCGTGGAACATTTGATAAACCTGAAGAGGAAGAAAAGAAGAAAGCAAGGACAAAAAGAGAAACTAATAAAGAACAAAATTTACTTGTAGGAATTGCAAAGAGTGTCAGTAACATTGTTGACATTCTAAAAGAACAATATAATTTAAAGAAAAAATTTGCCAGTTATGATAGAAAACAAGCAGAAAATGAAAGAAGAAAACTCCAAGAATCTAATTTAGAAAAAAGATTTTCTGGTCTAAAGAAAGTAGCAGAAAAGGTTATTGCTCCTGTTAAGTCTGTTTTAGATAGAATATTTGATTTCTTTCTGAATATTTTAATAGGAAGATTCCTTATCAAGTTTATTGATTGGTTTGCTGATCCAAAAAATAAAGAGAAAGTTGATTCTATTATTAGATTCTTAGTTGATTTTGGACCTAAACTTTTAGCAGCATACTTGTTGTTTGGAACAAGACTTGGTAGGTTCATCACCAGATTATCATTTGCTCTGATTAAAGGTGCTGCCAGACTGGGTATGGCAGCTGCTAAATTTGCAATTGGTTTTGCAAGAGCTAATCCTGCTGCTGCAGCAATAACTGCAATTGTTGGTGGTGCTGCCATTGGGGGTATAGCACAGTCATTGACTCCATCAAATGATCCTGAGAGAGCAGAAAAAGGTAAGACCCAACTGGATGATACTCAAGCCTTTGGTGGAACAACTGGTGCTCCTATCAGTGCTGATATGTTGGGATTTACTGGTGGTGGTAAAGTAAATGGTGCTAAGGGCACCGATAAAATTCCAGCAATGCTCACCGATGGTGAGTTTGTTATGAGTAAAGGTGCTGTTCAAAAGTATGGTGTGGACACACTGGAAGCAATGAATGCTGCTGGTGGTGGAACGAATCAACCAAAGATAGTGGATGATACTGTTTATGCATCTGTTGGTGGTTACATTGGAAATAAATTTGGTAAGAGAGGAACTCCTGATCCGTCAAAAGGATTCCCTAAGATTCCTTCTGGTCGAGTGAATATTCTTAAAACTTCGAAGGATATGATGCAGGCTTTTAATAGTCTCAATAACTTCTTAAAATATAACTTTGGATCGGATATTAATAATAAGTCAACATGGAGTAAGAGTTCAAAACCCTCAGGTACTTCAACTGGTTCTTTATTGACAGATCCTATTGGTGCAATTACAAGAATTACTAACAACATTGGAATAAAAACTCCAAATGTTTCTGGCGGGTTTAAGATGCCTGCATTACCTAGTGGTTCTGGTGGGTTTAAGATGCCCACACTTCCTAGTAATTTTAAAATGCCTAATTTGTTTGGGGGAGGATCAAAGGAAAAAGGTAAACCAAATCAAAAAGGATTTTTCCAAGAACTTCAAGAAAAATTATCTGGATCTGGAGCAGCAACGTATAAAGATGCTGGATCGATTTATGCAAAACAAATGCTTGGTGGACTTTTTGGTCCAATAAGTGAAAGAGATTTGTCAAAGGAATCTCAAGCAGAACTTCAGAAAGCAATTCAAAGAGCAAAGAAAAGAACTGGTTCTGAGATTAGAAAAGCAGAGGCTAAGATAAAAGAACTTCGTGGTATGGGTGCAAAGGATGGAAACCCAGCACTCGAAACACAAAAGAGTTTCTTGAAAAAATTAAAGGCAGGTGGAATTCGAGTTCAGTATGCTGACTATGCTGATGAAAAGGGGAAGATGAGTGAGTCTGCAAAAAATGCGAAGAATATTCTGGGTCAGTTCTGGGCATCTAAGAGATCGGAAAAAGAAGGTGGCGGATATCGCATTGAAGATAAGTATGATTTTGATATGTTTAAGAAGAAAGATGAAAAAACTGGTAAAACGCGTGAGATGAATACTGGTGAACTTATCATGGAGGGAATCTTTGGTAAAGGTAAATCAGTTCAGCAAAGACTTCAAGCAGCATATTTGTTGAATCCATTTAAAGGTAAAGGTGATGTTGACATGGTTCTTGGTGGTAAGAGGACATCAACATCTGCAAAAATAGCACCAACTCCACCAAAGGTTTCTACTCCAGGTCCACCACCTGGAGGTGGAAGTAATGTGACTGTTGTTAGAGCTCCTGCTCCAAAGACATCCCAAAATCAAGATAAGGGATCTGGATCTGAAGCAAATGCTGCACCTACTGGCAATGGTAATAAAGCAAAATGGAATATCTTGGGTATTCCAATGCCTTTCTGAGGGAGATAAGATATGGCATTACCAGCATTACTAGGAGCAGGGGCAAGGGCAATTGGTGGATCTATGGTTAAGGCAGGTGGAAGAGCTGCTGCCGCAAAAATATTAGGACGAAATAAAAATGCACAACCAGGAAGACCCGGTCCGAGACAGGGTGGAGAAAGTGGTGGTGGTAGAGGTGGTGCCCTTGTAGTAAGACCAAAAACTAAATTTGTTTCCGGAAAAGAAATAAAAGAGTTGCAGACTGGTTCTCCTGTATCTCCTGGAAACGACCCTCTAAAATCAATTTATAGTAATGTTATTATTATTGAAAAAATTCTCAAGGCAACTCTTGCTGCAGAAAAAGATCAACTTAATCAGAAGAAAAAGGATGATAAGAAAGGTGATAGGGAAAAGCAAGAACAAAAATTAGAAACTAAAACAAAAAATCCAGAAAAGAAAAAGTTAGAGATGCCAAAAACTCCTGGCATGGGAATTTTTGGTTGGATTAAAAACTTTATTGGTAATGTTATTCTTGGATACTTTGCTGTGAGGTTAATAAAATATCTCCCACAATTGATGGAGATTGCTAAGGTTATGATGCGTGTGGTTGAGTTTGTAGCAGATGTTGGGATTAAACTTATAGATGGTCTTGCCACATTTATTAACTGGGGATATAAAGCATACGATGCCACAAAAGGTTTCTTAAAAAATATTGGTGGGGAAAAATTAGCAGGTGCTTTCGATGGTTTGATGAAAGTAGTTGACACTGCTGTTACAGTATTAGCATTTGCTTTGGGAGCACAATCTCTTGGTGGATTTGGTGGTGGAGGAGGTAGAGGTGGTGGAGGAAGAACTGGCATTGGTGGAAGAGGTGCTGGAAGAACACCAACTACTTCATCACAAGCAGCAAGAAGATATGCTCAAAGATTTGGCAGAGACGCTGCTACAAGAAGATTTGGAGAGCAGGGTGTAAGAAGTTTAGGTGGAAAGTATGCTCGTTCTGGTGCCACTAATCTTGCAAGAAAAGCTGCTGTTGGTGTTCTTGGAAAGGGTGGAACTAGAGCAGCACTTAGAGTAGTTAAACCATTAGTAAGAAGAATTCCAATCATTGGTGGTGTGATGGAATTTGTTTTGTCGATGATGGCAGGGGAACCTGTCGGCAAAGCAGCATTTAGAGCAGTTGGATCTGGACTTGGAACTTGGATTGGTGGAGCACTTGGTTCTTTAATTCCTATTCCATTTGTTGGAACTGCTATTGGTGCATTTATTGGTGGTGCTGGGGGAGCAGAGTTAGCTGGTGCCATGTATGATGCTTTCTTTGGAGGAAAAACTGAAGTCAAAAATAAAAATAAAAATAAAAAAGCATATAATCAAGGTGGTAAAGTAAGTAGAGGTTTCTCAAAAGCAACTTTAGAAAGAAAGAAAAAAAC